CCATAGGCGGTGGGGGCATCCGTCCCGATGCCGACGTTGCCACCTGTCGCATTTATGATCGTGTTGTTCCCGCCGAGCGAACTGTTGATATACAGCGGACGCGAGCCCCATGTCTGCATGTAGACGTTCGCGCTGGTCAACCCGATGCTGAACGCATTGGCCGCATTCCCATCGAGCAACTTCCACGCATACGTCGATTCAGTCGCCACAGTCACATCAGTCTCCTGATTGACCACTGACGTTGGCAGCTTGAACCATCGCCCGGTTGTCACACTCGTCGGCTTGTAGACCGAGTAAGTGTTGGTCGTCAGCGCACTGGTGCCGTCGTAGAAGAACAGGCCACCCAGCCCGTCGTTCCGCGCGGTGCCGCCACCCACATAGGCGATCGCCTTGGCGTCACTGCCGTAGAGCGTGATGTTCAACAGATCATTGATCGTATCAACGCGATACGACATTGGGGCTTGGGCTTTTGCCACAACAGCAAAGCTCAACACCACCGCGAGAGAGAGAAACAGAGTCAACTTCTTCATAAGGGGTCCTTAGGGTTCAATTGTGTTCGTAATCCGACAAACGAGAATACTGATCATGGCTTCGATGAGGTCCGGCTGCGTGCAGATCGGTTGAGCACAGTCCAGATCCATCGTGCTGTCGCACAGGACCTGAGCCTGAATCATCCGTTGCCTCGCAGAACCGCCACCTGCACAAACCAAAGCCTCAGCATCTGCCAAGAGATCAGCCGTTCCGCAGGCACCGCCGCCTGGGTCCACGTTCAAGGCGATCTTGCACAGAAACTGCATCAAGATATACCGTTGCATGGACTCGCTCTGGAGCGTGTTATTGTTGCACCGGATGGCAATAAGATCATCTGTTGTACAGGCCATAATATCTTCAAATTAAAGCGACGCGCAGGGTGTCGGCACAGCGAGTTTCGATCACCCCACGCTCGCTAATTGTTTAGATCACCCAAGGGATGATCACGTCTTCACAGGTGGTTTCGGTCAAGATGATGGATGTCCCATTGAGAATCCACACACCCAACGCACTCACTTGAGTGTTCAACGCATTGACCAAGTCAGGCAACGTGGCCTCACTGATCGCCGTGTGAACCTGTGCCACCCCGTCGCAGGTGATCGTGTTGGCATCCACAACGTAGTTGCCACTACCATCCTGCTCAGGATTGAAGCTAAGGTCGCTTCCAGCACAACGATCGTTGCTGGAGTTGTAGTACTGGTACGGGTAGCCCGGATCAGTCGCGCAGTTGTCAACTGCGACCACATACGCAGGTTCGCGCTTGTGGAAGATGAGTTCGGCGAACTCGACATACTGCGGCTTGGCGGCGAGCTCGAAGTCCGCGACGAACATGCCCTTGTTGCGGCGTTTGTTCTCGATGACCTGCCCGTTGCAGTCCGTGCCCAAGTTGTCCATGGCGAACTGCCATTGACCACCCAGCGACCGGTTGGCGAAGGGCATGAGCGGATTAACCGACTCAGTCCGGCCAACGAGGATCTGCAATGCTCGGCGATGCCAGATGTGCGACCACTGATACTGTGCGTTCTCGAAGTCAGGGTTGTATTCGCTGCCGATGCCCTCAGTTGTGGCCACGTTGCGGTAAGGCAACACCACCTGATAGCGCAGGGCGGAGACCCGGTTGAACCGGATGATGAACGGATCGACGCGCACAACATACTGCCCCAGCTGCCCGGAGAAGTTGTATTTGTAGTAGCGATTGACTGCTTCCCACTCGTTGTAACGCCATTTGTCCTGGATGTTGGAATCGACCGCTGCCTTGTCCAGATCCCACAGGGTGTTGTAATCCGTCACGAGTTCGATCAACGGCGGCATGTCGCGGAACGGCTGTTTGCCGAAGTAACCCTCGAACATCAGGCGACCCACGCGATACTGAAGCATCTGCGGCGTCAACTTGCTCGTCGGCTCGGCTGTCGGCACCATGTAGACCTCTTGATCACCAGTGGTTTCCCACGTATAGGTGAACTCAGTCATCGTCGCACCGGCGATCCACTTCTTACCGGCATGATCAGCGGCCCTCTTGCGGAGGTAGAAGCTCATGATCCGGCTCGTAGCAGGCCGTAAAATGTCACTGACAATCTGTGAGAAGTGCTCTTTGGCCTTCGTCACTGTCAGAATCTGGTCGAAGCACAGCAGATCGGTGATCCAGCTCTGCCGCTCCAAGAAGTAGGTCTCGCGCTGCCAACCCCAGCCGATCCGATTCTCATCAGGATCGCACGGAGCACCCGAGCAGGAACCGCTCGGAACTGCCTCCCACTGCTTCGTGACGTTCGGCATGACCTGTTTGAAGCGATCGAAAGTGTGTTCATTGGAGCTGAACGGCTCCCACGATCCGGTCTCGACGTGCCCGATCCACCCGTCCTCGGGACGAATATCACGGATGATCTCCCGATCATAGACCGGAAGCTGAGTTACCAGGAAACTGGTAAACTCTTGTGGTGAAATACAACCGTTTGCCATACAAAAGTTCTCCTGAAAAGCCCAAAATGGGCCTGTTATTCGCTGTGCTCGTGACTTTTGTGATGGCGGGTCACATGGGCAGAAGCCCTGACGCCAAAATATGCAGCTCGGTGGAACACTGCCCTACGACCGATCCAACTCCGGTAGACGAAATCCGGTTACATCTACCTCATCTCTACACTGCCACCCCCTCAAGTGCAAGATATTTCTTCCATCCAAGAAGAAAGATGCTTGACACTGTAAGCAACTTCTGCAAACCTATCCTCCATGAACAACCTGATCAACGCTCCCAACGCCGGAATCCCGGCTCTCTCCCACCTTAACCCGACCATGACGCTTCCCGACGGTGAGATCTGGCTCTCCGCTGCGGTCGTCTACGGTGCATCCGGTCCCGCCGGATCGCGCACCAACCCCATCGTTTCCACTGACATCAGCAACTACGTGCTGAGAAATCGCGTCTTAAAGCTAATGCCCGGCAGCTACACCACCGAGGGCTTCCCGCTTCCGAACGGTGACTACGCCATCATCGCGCCGGAGGGCTTCGTTTCCATCAAGCTGAAGGCAAGTGCCTACTCTGCGATGGGCTACCACTTCAGTGAGAACATGGGGGTCAAGAGCCTCTATCTCTACAACCTGACGCTGGACTGCGATTGGGACGGCAACGCGACCGCTCGCAAGGCACACGCTGGCAACTACAAGCTCGGAGGCGTGAGTGTTCGCGCTTGGCAGGGCAAGATTGAGCGTTGCAACGTGAAGAACTTCGGCTGTGACGGGGCTTCACTCGGTGATCTTGGCAACGAAGTGTTCCCGTTGCGCCTCGAGACCTACGCGGGTGGTCCGCCCTACGACCAATACGTCGGCTGGGCAGCTGGCCTCAAGGGCGAGTCTGTTCCCTGCGTTGAGATCCGTGGATGCAAGGTGATTCAGCCGCACTTCGAGAACGGCGGCTACTGCACGGCCATCTTCGTCCGCACCTGCCAGCCGAACGCGGGCGACCGGTTGCCCATGGGCGTCCGCACGACACCGGCTGCACTGGTCCTCGACAACACGGTCGAGGTGCCGGGTGGCATCGCCTACGGCTGTGCTGAGAGTGACAACGCGCTGTTCATCAAGAACGATGCTCACCTGTGCAAGTGTGCGTTCAACTTCGACACCGGCTCCGCGTTCAACGTCCAGCTGCGTGAGAACAAGTTCACCCCGCTGAACCAAGGCATCAACTTCACCGGCGCGTCCCGCGACGTGCAGATCCTCTCCAACCGCATCGAATGCACCTCTGAGTTCTTCAATGCGAAGCTCAACCGCACGGAGCCCACGTTCACGGTTCGCCTGAAGAACAACACCTCCACCGTGGTCGATGCCAACAACATCACCACCGCCAAGGGCCTGCCTCAAGCGGTCGAAGGTTCCTACACCGGCACCAACAGTTTCAACTCCCTCGGGCTCCCTCCCGCTGCCGCCGACACCCTCGTCACCGCCCTCAAGGTGCAGCTAGACGGCTTGAAGAGCGAGATCACCAACCTCAAGGTGCAGCTGACAGACGCCGGCACCATTGAGGCACAGCTGGTGGGCGAGAACCACCTGCTCAAGCAAAACTACGCGAAGCAGGCTGCGGTGCTGGCGGGTGTGGAGAAAGAGCGGGATGCAGCGGTTGAACGCAAGTTAGCTCTGCTGGCTCAGATCAAAGATCTTGAGCGGGACAACGCCACGATACTTCTAACCAACAAGGCCTTAACTGACTCTCTCCGGGCGAAGATCGCAGCGGCCCAACAAGCTCTAGCCTCATGAACACGCCTGAGATCGAGCTGATTGAGGTGAGCCCAGCGTTCGTGCTGGGTGTCGCGCACACCATCTACCAAGTGCTGGGAGAGCGGATGCCCGGTGAATGGATCACTGGCCCGACTGGCCACCGCTTCTACCGCCGTGGACCGCTGAAACGGGCTCCCGGCTTCGCTGTAGGGCATCCCTTTGCACCCGGCGAGGAGGAAGAGTATCAATACGACCAAGGCCGCGTGTTCGCCGCACAGAAGCTCCAGGAAGAGGTGCAGGCAGCAGAGGCCAAAGCAAATGAAGCTCATGCAAATTAAATACTCCCGCGAAGCACTCGAGAGTGCCATCGTCCAAGAGAAGGTCGCCGCCGACCGCGTCCTCGTGGCGTCCGGTGCCTTTGGCCATCAGGTGCGCCTCACCCGCGACACCCTATCATTAACCCTGCGAACCGCTGCCGCTGCGCTGCGGATCTCGCCAACCTACCTGAGTCACCTTGAGACGGGAAAGCGCACATGGCCCTCCCCTCTCGCCAACGCAGCAGTCACCCTATTAACCACAATGAGCAAACCCACACCACAATGAGCAAACCTGAATACGACGTGCTGAGGATCGAAGGCAGCAGCAACCGAGTGGAGGTTCTGATGAAGAACTGCGACCGCGAAACAGCATACGACCTGAGCAGCTGCATCTCTGATCACCCCGGCTACATCTGGGCGATCACCCCGGCTGGTCAGTATCGCAATGGTGATCTCTACCCCTCAACCACCACCCTCAACGAAGGGAGGGCAGAGTGAAGCTGACCAAGGGAACGATCCTCGCGCACAGGCGCAAGGGAGCGGGCATCGAGCAGACGACGCTTGCCGCCGCACTGGGGATCTCGGCATCTGCGCTGTGCAAGATGGAGAAGGGCCAGCGCGAGCATGACTGGGCGCGGTTCGACACCGCCCACGAGATGATCGAGCGGCTCGAGCGTGGAGAACCGGTGCCGGTGCGAGAGGAGGCCAGCGATGAGTGACGTGCTGGAGGATGCCGCCCGTGTGATCCACGGGCCGCGCAGGCAAGCCTATGGTCCGGTGGAGGAGAGCTTTGATGGGATTGCGACGGTGCTCAACGTGGTGCTGCGGAAGAAGCTGGCGGTGCTGTTGGACGGGCAGGACGTGGCGTTGATGATGATGTCGCTGAAGCTTTGCAGGGAGGCAAACGAACATTCATGGGATAACCTTGTGGATCTGGCGGGTTACGCGGCCTTGAAAGGCCAGCTCGCCGAGTCCACTAGAGCAAAGGCGAAGGGGCAGGTTGAACCAGCGAGTGATGCCTCGGGAGTCGCTCCAGCGAGAGGAGAAGAACTATGAGTGATAAAACAAGGGCAGAGCAGATATTCGCTGCGTTCAAGGTGTTTCATGCCAAGAACCCGACGATATGGGAGTTGTTCGACAGCTTCGCCGTTGAGGCGTCTGCGAGGTTCAGTCATTACTCGTCCAACGCCATCTTCGAGCGAATCAGGTGGCACGTCAACATCAAGACCGGTGAGGAGGTGAAACTGAGTAACAACTTCCGACCCTATTATGCGAGAATGTTCCACTTGGCGAGGCCAGATCTCAATGGCTTCTTCAGGAACAGGAAGCTCAGAAGCCTCGACGCTCGTGCTTCAGCGGTGGACATGCAGGTGTTCATTGATGAGGGGCCGGTGGCAGAGGAATGGTTGGAAGCCGGTCTTCGTGATTTAATCGACGTCGGGCCGGTGTAGAAAGAAAAGTGAGTAACTATATGATAAACAAAGAATTGATAGAGGCGAGATCCGAACTGAAACGCTTGATCAGCTTGAAGGAGCGATCTGTGAAGCACACGACAGAATGGGTTGAACAAGCTCAAAACTGGTTGAACTATCTGGAATGGAAGGAGGTGAGTGAAGTGAAAGCAAAGAAGAAACACAACAAGCCATCACAGAAAACCAGGGTTGCAGGCACCGACTACCAGTGCGCCTGGTGCCCGGAGAAGATATTGAATGTGGATGCGTATATTTCTCGGTTCCGACGACGGCCAGATGGCCAATGGCAACACGACCGATTTCACGCCGAATGCGACATGGCGTCTCAAGAGTGGTTCGGGGAATACCCTTTTGATGAATTTACGCCGCACATGTTTAGACGTGGGACGTGCACGGAGGCAATATGAACGAACTAAAGCAACCAGACACATCGGAAGGAGCAATCATGAGCAAACAATCAGCAGCAAAAGAACATCAAGGATACACGCGCTGCACCC